ATGATTTTAACACCTGGTATGGAGAAATACATAAAATTTAATAAAGATATGCAAAAATTAAAATGTAGACCTGGTCATTTAATGGTTAGCAAAGATGCAACAAAGTTTGGTGATTTGTATATGATTGAGTTATTTCAGCTTCAGATAATAGCAGCAAAAGGTTGTGGATATTTAAGTCTGGATGAGGCTAAAATGTTATACTATTTTTCAACTTGTTTAGAAAACAGAATTGTTTTGATGCCTTGGCAAAATGCAAAATCATACATTAGATCTGAAAAAATGGATTATGTTGAAACTGCTGAAAAGAAATGGGTTTTAGAGATGAAACAATTTTCAAATTATCTTAATGAACCAGGAAAGTTTGATGGTTTTATAAAAGGATCAATAATGAGATTACTTAAAGAAAACCCATCATTCAGAAAACCTGTTGGATTTACATTAGGTGTATTTAATATCTGTGGTTCATTGTATACAGCTGCATATACAGATATGATTTGTGATCTTGAGACATATTTAGGATTGCCAGAAATATTTAGAGGAGCTACTCATTCTGATGATGCTGAGGATGTAACTAATGTTGAATGCCCAACAAAGGAGAATTTTCATGTAGATAATTTTGAAGTATCTGATTTGGTTGAATTTTTGTTATTAAATAACAAAAAGATATATGCTATGGATGGTACTTTTTCTTATGTAGGCTCAAGTTGGAGTGAGGTTCACCAAATAGATGAAAAAGTGATTGGGAAATTGCATTTAATATTAACGTTATTTACACCAAGGTTTTTCGGACAGAGACCGTCTTTATTAAAATGGGGTTTTGGTTATGCCAATGAGGTTTTACAAGTAGTTCAATTTTCTCAACAAGTTTTTGTTCCTTTAATCAGATATTCTGCTGCAATAGGGAAAGAACTTCCAGGTAAATCACCTGCATCAGACACTTATATGATGACTGGTAGAATATATGACATATTAGTAAATGGTGGTTCTCATGAATTAGTTTCAAACACAATATATGCTCTAAATTGGCTAATATCAGATATGTATGATTTACATAATTACAATAGGAAAATAAACTTTCCTCCTGAAAATTGGGGATTGTGGTGGGCTATACCTGGTAGAATTTATGAACAAGGGTTTAATTCTAATGAAGTTAGATTGCAAGGTTATACTACATTGGAAACTAGAAATATTTTGAGGTATATGGTGAATGTACCTACTCTATGGGAGAAGGAAAAGAAGGATAATTTCTTAAAGGACTTGTTTATAACAGAAAGTATAGGTTTAGATGAGTTAGACAATGGAGAAGGTGTAGCAAGAATAGATGGGGGTATAGAGTATAGGAAAGATTTTCAAACAAGGATTAATAGGAAAATTAAAGTAAGCTTAGGAATGGGTAAGATTTTAGATATGTATAGAAAGGAGATAAAATCAGCTTACAAAGATCTAAAAGCAAAAACTAAGTTGTATGCTGAAACTGCAGATGCAGAGCTTAAAGAGATGTTGAAGCTGCTTAAAGATAGGTGGATTATTGAGATTAACTCAGGTAGTAAGAGTTTAATACAGAATGTTATCAACATTGCTGGGAAATATACGCAATCTAATATACAAGCTAATTATGTAAGAGTATCACCTGATGTGAAATTAATTAGTAAGATGGGTTATAGGAATAGACATTTTACAAATCCATTTACTGAGGAGTATAGGATGAGATTAAATGATCTAATTGGTTTAAATATGGATGTTTGTACTGTTGAAGAGATACAAAAAGCACTGGCATTTCTAGCTAATCAAGAATGGAAAATACCTGATGTAAATGAAAAAGGTGTTCAATTAATTCGAAAGATTCTAGGTAACTTTATTGGAGATGAGGCTAGCACAATAATAGATAAAAATCCATTAGAAGAGGTTTCTAATATAGATTCATTAGTTGTACAATATGTTAAAATACAAGATAGGCGGGAATTGTTTGGAGTTGGAAGATATGCAGTGAAGGCTATGGCAGCAGTATTTGAAATGGGATCATCAAAGGATAAACTTATTTTGAATGATACCTTTGTTGTTAAATCTGATAGTAAATTAGAAAATAATAAGGATTTTGCTGAACAAGTTCAATTAGTAAAAGCATTTTTAAGTGGTAATGGATTCAGTATTAGAGATATCTTTGATCATTTCCGATTATTATCAAGATTATTAAGTGAAAAGATGTTTAATGGAATTGCAAAGCTACCAGATGAGCATTTTAGATTTGAATTATCAACTGGCTATTTTTGGAGACATAATATTAGAAGAATATATAATAGATCGTATAACCCTCAACAAATAATAAATTTGACAGATGAATCAAATAATAACAACAATAAAGTGGATATAGTTGACAAACTCCCATTTTCATCAGTAAGGTTTGATAGAATAATATCGAGTATTTATTGGGGTAATGTTATGTTTCCAGATACTATACCTTTAACAGGTAAAATAATAATGAATGGTGCTGAATTTAGAATACCAAAGCCACATATTTTATTAGAACAATTATCAGATAATAATTTCTCTTACTTCAAGGCAAACCAATTATTATCATCATTAATGTGGTACCATAGAACGGAGCATTATATATTTCAAATAGGGAGAAATAAGGTAGGGAAAGATTATTTCTTAAGTTTACAGATAGGGGCAATTCCATTAGTTTATTTCCATGGATATGAATTTAACAATGAATGGAAATGGGAAATATTTGCAACATCATTTAAGGTAGGGAGAAATATTGGCTCATTTTTATTTGTTTTATTGAGACTTACAACATTTTGGCTTGTAGCAAAAACAAAAAGATGCACTGATATAAAGCAAATAATAAGTCCTAAAAAGTCTTTATTTGCTTTATTTGGTAGTGAAATATCGTATGAAGATAATGGTGCAGACAGTTGGACATATTTAAGTATTTATTTAAAAAGACCAAATATACTTGATAAAATAACTATCCTGGAGGGCGATGTCAAAAATTATGGTGTAGAGTTTGTTTATTCAACAATAAACAAAGCCAGAGGATCTAATATCTATTTACTAACACCTTGGAATTTGGGTGTATTAGGATCAGGTTTATTGTATGTTGTGAATAACACAGTTATGATAAAAGATACAAAGGATTATTTACCTTGCAGGTCACATGATTGGTATTTAACATTTAGGGTGGATGGGAGTAACGAGCAAGTTATATCTGAAAAGTATTCGAAACTTAATTTGAAACTATGTATATATGTGTGCAATCTTATTTTAAGCATTGTGGAATGGGAGGAAAAGAAAGTAAATTTGAATGTGGGAAATTTTGCAGATGTAGTTTCTAAAATAAGAGAATTAGAATTATATCTGGGTATACCTTTATCTATGCTTATTAAAGTAACAAGTAAAAAGTATAATAGTATGTATGACAAAAATATTCCTATTGAGGATGAGATAAGAAAAATGTTATATCTATATGCTGTTGACATCTCAACAAATATAGTTAGTCGTATTGATAAAATCAGATTGATAGGATATTTTGTTTGTATAGATGATGTTGATCTGTATAAATATGACTATATTCAATTTTCTTTCTTGAAAACTATGAAGAAAGAATTAGTATTAAAATGGGATAAAAATGATGAAGCCATTGAGACAGAAAATTTTCAGGTTGATTTGGATAGAAGATGGGAAAGAAGTAGTAATTTACCGATAAGTGTATTTAGTATATTTCTATCATCTATACCGCAGCTGAATAAAATAGCTTCATTCTATAATGTATCAAACGGTGTATTATTTAATGATCTTGCGACAGATGAAATATACTTAATGAATGCTATTGAGTGTTCTTCATCACCAGAAATCTTAAAAATAATTAGGTATTTAGGAATAGTATAATTGCATTTATAAAACCACAATTGTATTTTTAAAGATGTAATTACATTTAATTTAAATGCCACGTACCATCCATAACTTTAACAAATTTTGCAGAATTATTATATAAAACTTTATTGATATCTGAGTTTGTTAATGGTTGTTTCATTTTTAATGATGCATATGCCCTTATTTGAGATACAAAGGTATTACCATGTTCAATAGCATCTATAATAATAGCAACAATATTTGTACTATTAACTTTATTTACTATAGCCGGACTATTTGTGATATTAGCAGGAACTTCAGCTTCTTCAGAACTTACTACATAACTGTCATATAGAGGTATATTCTTTATTTCATTCATCTGTTTCTTTTCAAAATCTTTGTAATTCTCAATAATATCAGATTGAGACAAATTATTGTTATTATCATAGATTTTAACTTCTTTAAAAGGAGATGTAATATTATCAATCCCTGAGTATCTATGGTATACAACCATATCATCCTTATCTGGCATTGGGATTACAACCTTAAGAACATCATTAGAGATGGAACCCCCTACTAATTCAACACCCTGTCTCATAATTTTATAAACTAACCATAAAGGTACTTTGTATGATGATTCATCTTTAGCCTCTATTGGTTGTTGTGTATAATAACTATCATAATCATATTGTGACTTCTTCACAATAGCAAATGGTGTTGCAAAGAATGAGTAAAAATCAAAAGGATCCATGGGAATGTTAGCATATTTGTTTCTAAGTTTAGAAGGTATATGATCATATTTGCCAATTATCAGTGTATGCCATGTATCAACTAAATCTATATTGTAACTACTACCTTGCATAACTCTACCCTCAATATCAATAAATAGTAATTTATTACTAAAATTAGTACATAGTATAACAGAATTGTGGCGTATATTTGTATTACCATTTGGATTTATGCTCATATTTTTGGTTGTAGATGCTGTTATACTAACTAATATATCCTTTATACTTTTAACAGTAGGGTCATATATATCATTGTTTGTTGATGGGAGTGGTATGAATGGGTAATTTCTAAAAACAGTATGCTTAATAATGTTATCAGCAATATTTGTATTAATAATTTTCTTTCCTATCAGCCAGTTGTTCACCTCAATTGGTGACATAACTTTATCACAGCATATAGACTTGAAATCATAAGCAATAAGATAAATATTATCAGAATGTCTAATAAC